CTGGTGATGGTCAGTATGGTGGCGGTGGCGGCAGCTACTGGATTGGAACAACTATCAGCTCACAGACAGGTGGCAACAGGTCAAATGGATATGTTACCATCACTAAGGTATAAATAATCTCCTATGAAAAACACATTAAAACAAGTCAATGAAGCAAGAGTAGACAAACACGAAATAAGTGGCTATGTTGTCATTGATGGTCATGTGTTTCGTGATGCCGGCAAATCAGGTCGTTCCACTTATGGTAGATACGCAACAAAAGACCCAAATTATGTAAAAGACCCTAAAGAAGTTGGTATGCATAGAAATTATAGAAAACCAGATACCGTGTCTTTTTCCACTATAAATGATGCGAAGAAATGGGTCAAGACACAACCAAAAAAATCTAAAGAAGAAATTGATAGAGTTCATCAAAAATTTGCTGAGCGTGAAAAATATATGAATGAAGAATCACCTATCCACGATGAGTTTAAAAAAGCTATGGGTGTTGGTTCTTATGGTGATTTTGTTAAAAAACATGGTGTGTCAAAAACACGAACTATAGTATCTTCTCTCAAAAAAGAAAGAGATGATATAAGAAAAAAAGAGTGGGCTGGGCCTCAACATATAAAGCACCATGACTTTGCTATTCACGGTTTAAAAAGAGCAATTGGCGAAGATGTAAGTATGGTTGGTGGTTCACCAGCCAATAATGTTGGTGGTGGAGACATTGCCGGTCTCGGCATCGGCCCACAAGGTGAACCTGGTGTCAAAAAAGGTCAAAAGAAAAAAGTAATGCCGTTTGCTGTATTTGCTAGAAAATATCCAAAATGATTTTATGGTTATTAAACTCTTGGATTAGTTACATTGTTCATGCCGCATTAATTGCTGGTGTGGTTGGTACTTTTTTTGGTTCAATAGTCGCAAGAATTCCCGTAATTGGTAACTATGGCGCAATTGTAAAAACGATTGCATTACCATTATTGATTGTTGCTATATTTGCTGAAGGTTATTTGTTTGCATCCAAATCTTGGATAGAAGAATCTAAGAAGTTTGAAGAAAAAGTAAAAGTTGCTGAGCAAAAGGCTAAAGATGCTAACGACAAATTAGGCCAGGCACTTACAGACAAAAATAATTCAGTTAAGCAACAACAAATCGTAATACAAGAAAGAATTAAAGAAGTTCAGGTGAAAGTAAATGCTGAATGTAAAATATCACCTGAAGTTGTAAAACTATTAAATGATGCGGCAAAAGTAAAATGAAATACACATTACTATTATTGCCTCTATTATTGACTGGTTGCTTTAAATCTATACCAGTTAAAATGAGTTTTCCTGATGCGCCAACTGAAATGAAAACGGCTTGTCCAGAATTAAAACAAGTAAAAGAAAATGCTGAGATGAGTGATGTATTAGAAGTTGTAGCAAGTAATTATGGTACATACCATGAGTGTAAAAATAAAGTAGATGCATGGATTGAATGGCATAAACAACAAAAACAAATAAGTGATAACATAAAATGAAAAAACTATTGTTAGTAGGTTTAATTTCTAGCACACTATCTGGTTGTGCATTGTGGGACGCTTATATGATGGCAGGTTATGATACTACAGAATATGCATTAGTGAATCGTATCAAAACTCAAGCAGAGTTAGCAATAGAAGATTGTAAAGATGCAGTTAAATCTAAACAAAATGCGGATAATCTGTATGGTACCGCAGTTGAATTGAAGAATTTTTCTACAAACATTCCTCGTAATGAAGATACTGCCAAGTTAGCAGGTAATTTGGTAGAGCTTACTAAACAAGGAAAAGAACAATATGTTAAAAATTCTAATGTATCTGAAACTTTTTGCAAACTCAAGCTACAACAAATTGGTCGCTCTGCTGAAGTGGCCCAAAAAGTCATAGGGAGAAAACCAAGATGAATTTACAAGAAATAGAACAGCAATACAATCAATATACCGGAATGTATCATACAGGCGATATTACCAAAGAAGAATATGTAAACCTTTTGCAAGGTTTAGAAGTTGAAAAGGCAGTTTCACTTAATGCCGAAGAATTACAATATAAAGAACAATTAAACATGGCTATTAATGCCGCAATTTCAGCTGCGAGTGTGTTAGCATGACAGAGATTACATTAGACCAATTAAAACAATTATTGCCAAAAAACCCTTATGTTGACCATTGGCACCATGCATTGGCACAATTGTTACCAGATTATGAAATCAATACACCAAATCGTATTGCGGCTTTTATTGCACAATGCGCTCACGAATCTGGTGGTTTTACGGCGTTGAAAGAGAATTTAAACTATCGTGCTGCATCTTTGCGTAAGTTATTTCCAAAGTATTTTCCTACTGATGAATTAGCAAACGATTATGCTTCACGACCAAATAAACAAGAGGCCATTGCCAACCGAATCTACGCTAATCGTATGGGAAATGGACCAGAAGAAAGTGGCGATGGTTTTAGATACTGTGGTCGTGGTCTGATTCAGTTGACAGGTAAAAGCAATTACGAAAATTTTGCGATGAGTATTGAAACTCCTGTTGAACAAATACCAGAGTATCTTGCTACATTTGAGGGTGCTGCACAATCGGCCTGTTGGTTCTGGGAAACCAATAACCTCAATAAGTGGGCAGATACGGGTGATATCAAAGAACTCACAAGGCGAATCAATGGTGGTTACATTGGGTTGGAAGACCGAATCAAACACTATGAACACGCTCTTCATGTGATGGGTGGTCATTAATGAAGTGGTATCATAGTATGCTTACTGATGGTACCGATGACGGTATCAGTAGCAAAAGAGTTGTAACACTTTTGGCATTTATATTGTGTGCTGCAGGTTTTATTGGTGATTTAATTTGGAATTTAGATGTAAAAGATGCCATCTATGAGGGCATGATGTATATTGCGATTGCAGGATTAGGATTCACAGCATCAGAAAAATTTGCTAAAAAGGAAGAAAAATGAAGAACTTAATTTTTGTAGCGGGCCTTGTTTTTGCCGTTCCTGCTTTTGCTGAAGCAGAAATCAAAGAAGTTTGCAAAGACAAAGTAGACAAAGCAGGTAAAGTTGTCAAAGGTAAAGACGGCAAAGTTGTGCAAGAGTGTAAGAAAATTAAAGTGCATAAGAAGTTAGAAGGCACTAAGGTTCCTGAAAAGAAATAATGTTGCCTGACGAACAAAAATTATATGACATTGAAATGAAAGTCGGTCTGCTTGGCAAAGATGTTGAGCAGACCGACCGTCTTTGCGAGAAACTTTCGGAATCAATTGAAAAACTTCAGGAGGTTAACGCAAACCTATTGCGAATGATTACCTTGCATGAGCAAAGGCACGAGCAACACGAAAAGGTAGAAACAGATTTGAAAGAAGATATAAAAGATTTACACGATAGAATTGACCAAGTAGAACGGCATATTTCTGAAAGAATTGACGCTCTACGGGCCGACCTTATGAGCCACAAAAAACATGATAATGTAGTAGGCGATACCCTTAAAGAAATTGACAAATATAAATGGATGATTTTGGGTGCCGCTATTGCTATTGGTTGGATTATTGGCAATGTTAACTTAGGTGTTTTAGGCACACTATTCAAATAGTATTGATTTTCTGTGAGATTTATGTTATGATTATATTATGTCGCTTCCCATTGATACAAAGTACCTCCGTTTAGTTTCTTCTCGCTTGCGTAACTTCAAGCAGAAGAATACTTATTTGTATAACTTCAGTTGCCCTTACTGCGGCGATAGTCAAAAGAATAAATCCAAAGCCAGAGGCTATGTCTTTCAAAAGGGCAATGACCTCATCTATAAATGCCATAACTGTGGGGTAGGCGCAAATGTTGGTAACTTCCTCAAGCATCTTGACGAATCACTATACCGAGAATACACTCTGGAAAAGTATAAATCAGGTGAATCCAATAACTCCCATTCAGCGAACACAATCCTCAACATATCACCGCCCAAATTTGGCCGAGTTGAGAAACAAAAAATATTTGAACACGCAGAATGGTGTGACAAATTACCAAGTGGACATTATTGTTTAGATTATTTGAAAAACCGCAGAATATCGCAGTCACATTACGACAAACTGCTTTTCACTAAACATTACAAACAATTCTGTGATGCGCTTATACCTAATCATGGCAAGCAACTCTATGATGATGCACGGCTCGTAATTCCGTTTTATGATGAGTATGATGAATTGATTGCTGTGTCTGGTCGTGCATTAGAAACAAGTGACAAAACAATACGATATGTCACACTTAGAACCAACAATTCGGATAAAAAATTAATTTATGGCATGAACAAAGTTGATTTGAAACAACCATTGAAAATTGTTGAAGGTCCAATAGATTCAATGTTTCTTACGAATTGTGTGGCAAGTGGTGATGCTAATTTAATGATTGCATCAGATGAAATTTCAGCAGATGATAAAATATTAATTTTTGACAATGAACCACGAAATAAAGAAATCGTGAAGATGATGCAAGATGCAATCAAATCGGGTCATAATGTTGTGATTTGGCCAAGTAATACGGTAGGAAAAGATATTAATGAGATGATTATTGCTGGAAAACCTGTGGATGAGATAGAAAGAATTATAAGTAGTAACTCCTTCAGTAGTATTGAGGCGCAGTTGAAATTTAATATGTGGAAGAAAATATGAATGTGAAATTAATTAGTCATTCACAGCCAACAAAGCAGTTAGCAAATAGTGGGTTGGCTTACGCTCATGAATTGGTTGCTTTTTGTGCTCGTGTATCAAACCCAAGCAATCAAACCAACACAGAAACAAGTGAGAAGTTAATTCGTTATCTCATAAAGAATCAACATTGGTCACCATTAGAGATGGTGAGTGTTTGTTTAGAAATAGAAACTACAAGAGATATCGCAAGACAAATGCTTCGTCACCGTTCATTTTCATTTCAGGAGTTTTCACAGCGTTATGCTGATCCAACAAAGGACTTAGAATTTGAATTGCGTCAATGTAGATTTCAGGATACAAAGAATCGTCAAAACAGTATTCCATGTGACGGTACTTTGGGACAAGCATTAATTAGTGATGAATGGAAACACAAACAACAAGTCCTTATTGCACTTGCCAAAGAAACATATGAATGGGCAATCAAACAAGGCATAGCAAAAGAGCAGGCTAGGGCTGTTCTGCCCGAAGGCAATACTGTCTCTCGTTTGTATATGAATGGAACATTGAGGTCGTGGATTCACTACATACAACTCCGTTCTGCAAATGGCACACAGAGTGAACACATAGAAATAGCAAAGAAGTGCGCTGAAGTAATCGCCAAAGTATTTCCGATGGCGAATGAATTTGTAACAGAATAATAATAACTGGAGTATTGAATGTCTGACACCATCCACGGCATTGCCGTTGATTTTTCCCGTGATTCTCTTTTTGATGAACTAGGTATTAAAAGATTAAAAGAAAGTTATATGCGAGAGGATGAGGCCTCTCCACAAGAAAGGTTCGCATATGTATCTAAACATTTTGGGTCGTCAACTGAACACTCGCAAAGGCTATATGAGTATAGCTCTAGACATTGGCTTTCTTATTCTACTCCCATTTTATCTTTTGGTAGGTCTAAGCGTGGTCTTCCTATTTCATGTTTTCTTCCATACTTGGATGATTCTGCGGAAGGTTTGGTTGATTGCCTCTCAGAAGTCAACTGGCTTTCCATGTTAGGAGGCGGAGTTGGAATCGGTATTGGAATTCGTTCGGCTGATGACAAATCTGTTGGCGTTATGCCTCATCTTCGCACTTACGACGCTTCTAGTTTGGCTTACAGACAAGGCCGCACCCGCCGTGGCTCTTACGCTGCTTATCTTGACATTAGCCATCCTGACATTCTCATATTTTTGGAGATGAGAAAACCAACAGGCGACCAAAACATGAGGTGCCTAAATCTACACCATGGTATTAATATTACAGATGATTTCATGCACCTCATTGAAAAATGTATGCTTGACCCTGAAGCAGACGATACATGGAATTTAAAAGACCCACATAGCGGTGAAGTCAGAGATACAATTTCTGCTCGTGAATTGTGGCAGCGTATCTTAGAAATTCGTATGCAAACAGGTGAACCGTATTTGCATTTCATTGACACAAGTAATCGTGAAATGCCAGAGTTTCAAAAGAAACTTGGTCTATCAATCAAGCAATCAAACTTGTGTAGTGAAATCATTTTGCCTACAGACAAAGAGCGCACAGCAGTATGTTGCCTTTCATCAGTTAATTTAGAATATTATGATGAATGGAAAAATGACCCATTATTTTTGCGTGATGTAGCAGAAATGCTTGACAATGTATTACAACACTTTATTGACAATGCACCAGATACAGTAAAAAGAGCCAAATACTCTGCGATGCGTGAGCGTTCTATTGGTATTGGTGCGTTAGGCTTTCATGCATATCTACAAAAGAGAAACCTTCCGTGGGAATCTGCACAAGCAACTGGTGCCAATATTAAAATGTTTAAACATATAAGGGAAAAATTAGATGAAGCTAATAAACAACTTGGCACAGAGCGTGGTGAAGCTCCTGATGCAGCCGGTACCGGTTTACGCTTTAGTCATATGTTGGCTATTGCTCCTAATGCTAGTTCATCCATCATCATGGGTAACACTAGCCCTTCTGTTGAGCCTTTTCGGGCTAATGCTTATAGACAAGATACATTAAGCGGCTCTCACCTCAACAAGAACAAATATCTGGACAAAATCATAAAGGAGAAGTGTGATGCGGACGAAAAGCTTGACTACAATGAGATTTGGTCCTCAATCATCGCAAATGACGGAAGCGTTCAACATCTCAACTTTTTGGATGAATGGCAAAAAGATGTGTATAAGACCTCTATGGAAATTGACCAGAGATGGGTTGTTGACCATGCAGCTAACAGACAGAGTTACATTGACCAGGCGCAGTCAGTCAACCTTTTTTTCAGACCTGATGTAAATGTAAAGTATCTGCACGCTGTTCATTTTCAAGCATGGAAGCAAGGATTAAAAACATTGTATTATTGTCGTAGTGAGAAGTTGGCTAAGGCCGATAAAGTAAGTAAAAAGATAGAGCGCCAGGTGATTGAAGAAATAGATTTAAAAGCATTGGCAACAGAAGAAGTTTGTTTAGCTTGCGAGGGATAGCATAGGTTACTTACAGAAGTATTGAGATTTATAAATATGATTTTTAGGAGTAATCTATGAAACCATATTATTATGTAATCAAACATAAACCGTCAGGTAAATTATATGCAGGTTCACAATATGGAAAGAATAGTGATCCAAATAATTTGTGGGAAACATATTTCACATCATCCAAGCTTGTAAAAGATTTGATTGAGAAGGATGGTGTAAATTCTTTTGAAATTGAATATGTAGATTGTAGGCCTGATGCAAGAGAATACGAACAAAAATATTTGATGGCAATGTATGAAAAGTATGGTCGTGAAAAATTTTTAGATAAGTTTTTGAATCGCAATTTATCTCCTGGAATTTTATTAACTGAAGAAATAATTGCAAAAGCCAACGAAAAAAGAAAAATTAGTAATTCAATTTCTGCTAAAAAGTTAATAGAAGAAGGAAGACACAATTTTCAAAAAACAAACGCAGGTAATTATGACCATGTAAAAGAATTAAGGTCTGCGAGGATGAAAGGTAATAATTATGGTTCTCTCAGAAAAGTTGATGGAGAATTAAGGAAAAAGTTGTCAGATAAATCAAAAGGAAACACCAATGTCCGCGGAACAAAATGGTGGACAAATGGAGTAGTAAACAAAAGAAGTTTGGAATGTCCTGGTGAAGGATTTGCGTTAGGTACAAAAAAAGGAAAATAAATGTCAAAGAAAAAGCATTCGTTAACAGATGAAAGACAATCATTTAAACCGTTTCATTATCCATGGGCATACGAGGCGTGGTTAAAACACGAACAATCCCACTGGCTTCACACGGAATGTCCTATGCTAGAAGATGTAAAAGATTGGAAAAATAAATTAACATCAAGTGAGAAACAATTTCTTACACACATTTTCCGTTTCTTCACACAAGGTGATGTGGATGTGGCAGGTGGTTATGTAAAGAATTACCTGCCATATTTTCCACAACCAGAAGTTCGTATGATGCTATTGGGCTTTGCGGCTCGTGAGGCACTTCATGTTGCTGCCTATTCACATTTGATTGAAACACTTGGTCTGCCTGACACCATGTATAATCAGTTTTTAGAATATGATGCAATGAAGCAGAAGCACGATTATGTTTTAGACATTTCTTCACAAAATACCTCAAAAGAAAACACCGCAAAGCACATTGCTGTATTTTCAGCATTTACCGAAGGTATGCAATTGTTCAGTTCGTTTATTATGTTGTTAAATTTCCCACGCAACGGTACAATGAAAGGCATGGGTCAAATCGTTACATGGTCTATCGTAGATGAAACAATGCATACAGAATCAATGATTAAATTGTTTAGACAATACATTGAAGAAAACAAAGAAATTTGGAATGATGAACTCAAAGGCGAATTATACACAATTGCAACCAGAATGGTGGAACTAGAAGATAAATTTATTGACCTTGCATTTGACATGGGTGAGATGACACGACTAACAAAAGAGGATGTCAAACAATATATCAGATACATAGCAGACAGACGCCTCATTTCTTTGGGTTTAAAAGGCATTTTTAAAGTCAAAAAGAATCCTCTGCCTTGGGTTGAAGAAATGGTGAATAGTCCTGTGCATGGTAACTTCTTTGAGAACCGTGTAACTGATTATGCCAAAGGTGCCTTGTCTGGTAATTGGGATGATGTTTGGGGTAAGGCTGCCTAGTGTTCTTACTCATCTACACACTTATTGTCACACACATTACCATAGTATGTGTCACGCTCTATCTACACAGAGGTCAAGCACACCGAGGCATTGAGTTTCATCCTGTTTTAGAACATTTTATGAGATTCTGGTTGTGGTTGACAACTGGAATGGTGACAAAAGAGTGGGTCGCAATTCACCGTAAACATCACAGACATACGGAACAAGAAGGCGACCCACATTCTCCTCATGTCTATGGTATCTGGCGTGTATTGTTTGGCGGCGCATTGCTATATAAAGATGCAGCAAAGAATTATGCAATGGTTGAAGCATATGGCGTAGGCACACCAAACGATTGGATAGAAAAAAATTTGTATTCTAAGTATAGTAAATTAGGTTTTACTTTACTTCTGATATTCAATACATTATTGTTTCATGGTTGGGGAATCGTTATCTGGTTGATACAGATGGCATGGATTCCGTTTTGGGCGGCTGGTGTCGTAAACGGCATCGGACATTATTTTGGTTATCGTAACAGCGATACAAAAGACAAGTCAAAGAATATCATACCTTTGGGCTTTATTATTGGTGGTGAAGAATTACATAACAACCATCACGATACACCTGCAAGTCCTAAACTCTCACGCAAATGGTTTGAGTTTGACATAGGTTGGATGTGGTTGAATATACTCATACAATTAAATTTAGCGAGGTTAAGATGATTAATAAAGAGAAATTAGCACAAGCAATTCAAAAGGAATGGTCAGAAAGTCCACGATGGTCTGGTGTTCGCCGTAATTATACTGCGGATGATGTAGTGAGGTTATACGGGTCATTAGATGAACAGTTTACATTGGCTGCCCGTGGTGCCAGTAGATTATGGACAGATTTACACAATGAACCTTTTGTGAATGCTCTTGGTGCCTTGACTGGTATGCAGGCACTACAACAGGCAAAGGCTGGTCTAAAGGCCATCTATTTGTCTGGTTGGCAAGTGGCAGCCGATGCAAACATGGCAGGTGAAATGTATCCTGACCAATCATTGTATCCTGCTTATAGTGTACCAAAAGTTGTTGAGAAAATCAACAACACATTTCGGCGTGCTGACCAAATCCAATGGATGGAAGGCGTAGGTGATATAGATTATTTTGTACCAATCGTTGCTGATGCAGAGGCTGGTTTTGGTGGTGTTCTTAATGCCTTTGAGTTAATGAAACAGATGATTCGCTCAGGCGCCGCAGGAGTTCATTTTGAGGATCAACTTGCTTCGGTTAAAAAATGCGGTCATCTCGGTGGTAAAGTTCTTGTTCCTACCAGAGAAGCTGTCAACAAACTTAATGCTGCTCGTCTTGCTAGTGATACTCTTGCCGTACCTACTGTCCTCATTGCTCGCACAGATGCTGAGGCGGCTGATATCATAACAAGTGATATTGATGAAAACGATAAACCATTCCTTACAGGTGAAAGAACAGTAGAAGGTTTCTATAAAACAAAACCTGGTTTGGAACAAGCGATAAGTAGAGGCCTGGCCTACGCACCTTATGCTGATTTAATTTGGTGTGAAACAGGCAAACCTGATTTAGAGTATGCTAAGAAATTTGCAGAGGCGATTCATAAAAGTTTTCCAGGCAAAATGTTGGCATACAATTGTTCACCCTCTTTTAATTGGAAGAAGAATTTAGATGATGCCACGATTGCAAAATTTCAACATGAGCTCGCTGCGATGGGCTATAAATTTCAGTTTATTACTCTTGCTGGCTTTCACTCTCTCAATGCTTCTATGTTTGAGTTGGCTAATGGGTATGCTAATCGGAATATGTCAGCATTTGTTGATTTACAGGAGAGAGAGTTTTTATTACAGGAACATGGATTCTCTGCTGTCAAACATCAGAGGGAAGTTGGAACATCCTATTTTGATGCCGTTACAACGACAATTGAACAAGATAGCTCAACGACTGCCATGAAAAATTCAACGGAGGCCGAACAGTTTCACTAATGCACTACAAAAGCATATTCATTAGTGATGTGCATTTGGGTACCAAAGATTGTAAAGCAGAATTATTAAATAATTTTTTAAAGCATAATACTTGCGAAACTCTGTATCTTGTTGGTGATATTATAGATGCTTGGAAGATACAAAAAAATAAGTGGCGGTGGAAACAATCTCATACAAATGTTGTGAGGCGTATTCTAGGTTACGCTAAAAGAGGAACAAGGGTTGTCTATGTAACAGGCAACCATGATGAATTTCTACGGCCAATGATACCGTATGGTTTATCTTTTGGCCAAGTGGAACTTTGCAATCAAATTGAACATATTGGCATTGATGGTAAACACTATCTTGTTGTTCATGGTGATTTATTTGATGGTATTACAAGAATTGCCAAGTGGTTGTCATTCTTAGGTGATTCTGCCTATGATTTTGTATTGAATTTAAATAGCAAGTTTAATTGGTGGCGCCATAAATTTGGCCTTAGTTATTGGTCTCTTAGCAAGTATTTAAAATACAAAGTAAAGCGTGCAGTAGATTTCATGTTTCAATTTGAAAATAATTTATCTACGCATTGTAAGAAAAAAGGTTATGATGGTGTCATCTGTGGTCATATACACCATGCAGAAATAAAAGAAATTGATGGCGTAATGTATATGAATGATGGTGATTGGGTTGAATCCTGCACCGCATTAGTAGAAGATATGAATGGCAAGTGGGAAATTGTAACTTGGACCGAATTATTACAAAATGAAAAAACTATTGATAATAACAGACAACCTACCTGACCAAATCAATGGTGTCGTTACAACATTCCAGAATATTGAAAAGAATCTGGTTTTGGATGGGTATTCTGTTGTATATCTTAATCCCAGGCAGTTCTTACATTTTGCTTGCCCAGGCTACAATGAAGTTAAACTTTCGCTTCCTTGGAAAATCGGTCAAAAGATTGCAGAAATATCTCCAAATCATATACACATCGCCACAGAGGGTCCTATTGGTCTGTTCGCTAGATTTTATTGTAACCGTCACAATATACGGTACAATACTTCTTACCATACTAAATTCCCTGAATTTCTAAAAAAGATTTATGGATTACCTGAAGGCATCACATACAAATATCTAAGATGGTTTCATCGTGATTCAGAAAAAGTATTGGTGCCAACCGAAGGTCTAAAAAAAGAATTAGAAAATAAAAAATTTAAGAACCTCAAAGTTTGGACCAGAGGTGTAGATACAGAAATTTTTAATCCAAAGCGCAGAACAAACCCTGGTGATTACATTGTTTGTGTAAGCCGTGTATCAAAAGAAAAAGGTCTAGATGATTTTTGCCAATTAAAAGGCAACAAAGTATTAATTGGCGATGGGCCATATTTGAATACACTTAAAGAAAAATATCCAGATGTTAAATTTCTTGGCGTAAAACAAGGTGCAGAATTGGCAGGATGGATTGCAAATGCTGATGTGTTTGTATTTCCGTCAAAGGCAGATACATTTGGTATTGTTATATTGGAGGCGATTGCGTGTGGCACTCCAGTCGCATCATACATAGAACCTGGTCCATTAGAGGTCATATCAAATGGTATCAATGGTTATTATAGTAATGATTTACAAATGAATGTTGTGATGTGCTTAACTATAAACCGTGGTGATGTTTATAGTTCTTCAAAAAATTGGTCATGGAAAAACTCAACAAAACAATTTAAAGAGGCATTAGTATGAAACTTTATATTTTCTTAGCACTGGCCATCGCAATTGCGGCGCCAGCGTATGCACAAAAAACACCACAAGGTATGGTGTATGAGGCACAAATTCTTCGTGTATCTGATGGTGATACGGTTGTAATTGCTGCGCCGTTTCTACCACAACCATTGAAACCAGAATTAGCGGTTCGTATCTATGGCGTAGATACACCAGAAAAAGGATTTAGAGCTCAATGTCCAAGTGAAGATGCTCGTGGTAAAGCTGCATCAGAGTTTACCAAAAATGCCGTGGCACAATCACAATCTCGTCAAATGGTCTTATATTCTTGGGATAAATTTGGTGGTCGTGTATTAGGTGACATTATTCTAAACGGCCAATCACTACGCACCATGCTTATTCAAAACGGTTTTGCTCGTGAATACTTTGGTGAAGCCAAACAATCATGGTGTAACTAATGGCGGTATTACACCATATCTGTAATGAGTGTAGTTCTGAATTCACACTCAAATACGATGAGGAACAAGTAGAAGATGCACCTCACTATTGTACCTTTTGTGGAGAAATGATGATTGACTTTGATGAAAATTATGAAGATGATGAAGAATAATTTTTACATTTACTGAAATGCCATCGGTTCATAGCTAAAGATTTTCCTTTTTTGTTACAATGTGGGCAAACTATTATTTGTTTCGTGTGGTGGTCATTATTTTTGTGCCATTCTGAAATTTTTGGCATTTTCCTATTCAACATACCTTGTCTTAGTTTTTCTTTTACAGAATCAAGTAATGGTTTTCCATAATTTGGATTTTTTTCACCAAGTTTAGATTGACTGTAATTTTGACGCATTTTTTCTGTAAGGACTTTTCTTTTTGCAGCTAAACCACATTTAATTTTAGTTTCTTCTGATGGGGATTTTCCTTTATTCCAAGGAATAACTCCTTTTTGAAAACCAAAATTTTTAGGATGCCAAAAACCTCTCTTTGAGTGCTCAAGTTCTTCTTTTGTTAAGGGATTGTTTTTACACCATTCTCTTAAATCAATAAGAAAAGGGTCATTTGGAGTTAAATAAATATTACTCATAGCTGATACGGTCCTTTCGTATTAGAGTGTATGCGGTCTGACCACCGGCGATACACACCTATTTATACATTGAGGAATATATGGCATGGTATTTTCAAAACACCACAAATGAAGTAAGTCCTGAAGATATTGAAGGTTTTTATGGTTTTGTATATTGTATTACCGAAAATGCGACTGGTAAAAAATATATTGGTCGCAAATACTTCACCAAAGCCAAAACAAAACAAGTAAAAGGTAAAAAGAAAAAAACCCGTGTGGCCTCTGATTGGGAGGATTACTACGGATCCAATAAAGATTTGTTACAAGAAATAGAAGTGAAAGGTAAGGAAGCTTTTACCCGTGAAATATTACACCTTTGTAAAACAAGGTCAGAAACAAACTATTTTGAAACTTGGGAGATTTTTAACAGACACGCATTAATGTCTGATAATTATTGGAACCAATGGGTATCATGCCGTATTCGTAAGGACCACTTGGTAAAGCCTTAGCTTTATTATCAAAGCGGAACACCGATACTTATGAGCCTGGCAGGTATAAACCTGTAATCACCAGGTAAAAATATACCACATTTGCCTCATTATTATGTTGCGTTGCAGTATAATTATACTAAATAACTGAGTAACGCTTAAGGAGGTTACTAATGTTATTGAAACTTAAATCTTTCCTAAAATCTTTTGGTCAAGTGTGGACAGAGGCTATGCAAAGGCGTGCCGAATACTACAAAAAACACAATAGATTTATGGATTAACTAACTCGCTTAACTAAGGAGAAATAAAAATGTTTGAATTCCCAAAAGCCAATGATTTTGCTTTCGTAGTAAACAAGTCCAAAGATATTGCTGTATCTACAGTTGACTTTGGCAACACTCTTTTCAATGAGAGCCTGAAGTATTTCAATGAAATCACAGGAAAGACCTTTTATACATATACGGTGAAGGCTGCTGAAGCCCATACACAGGTCACCGATTATGCAAAAGAATTCATCAAAACAGGCACCGTCAAAGAAATATTTGCAGGTAGCGCAAAAAACTAAATCTTGGTATCCAGTCGCAAGAAACGGCTGGATTATCAAATTTTCTATTTTTGATGAGACCTTTTTTCTTATAACGGTCATCTCGCAATACACAGGACAGGCAATTATCCGATACTTTAACGATGAGGATAATGCCTGTCTTTTCATTAATTTTATACAAGAACTAGACGCTGAGCAATTGGTAGAATTATAAATAAAGCATCAGATTTTTATAATTCATAAGGTTCTTCATGGCACTCACAAAAGTCACTGCTGGTGTAATTGCCGCAAATGCAGTCGTAGATTCGTTTGGTAGTCAATCCATCACAGGCGATAAGATTGGCCTGACGGCTATCAATGCAAACAATATTGTTACTGGTGCAGTTACAGGTGATAAGTTAGGCATAACATCAATTAATGCAAATAATATTGTAGACGCAACAATTACAAATGCAAAAATTATTTCTGTTGCAAATACAAAAATTTCTGGTAATATTATAAGTTCTCAGATTGCACCAGAGCAAATATTTTATGGCAATACAATCATTAGTGGTTCTGGTTCTTATTTGAGATTAGCTTCTGGTACTGGCGGCATCCAATTCAACGGAGACACTTCATCCGCTAATGCGCTAGATGACTACGAGGAAGGGACTTTTACTCCGACTGTTTCTGGGGCATCAAGTGCTGGAAGTGCTTCTTACAATATTCAACAAGGAACATATACAAAAGTTGGAAGGGTAGTTACTGTTTCTCTGCGGATTGAAGTTATTAGTTTTACCGGAACAGGCGCATTGCAAGTTAATGGTTTTCCTTTTGCAACTGCTCAATTAAGTCCATTGTCAATGGAATATATTGCACCAGTAATGACTAACGGAATGAATTGGACTGGTGGCTCACAGGTTGTTTATTATATGCCTCCTAACGCAACTTACGGAAACATCTTTTATATGGCTGATGACGCTGCGTGGGGAGTTCAACAATGTGTTAACGAGTCGTTCAACATTATTCTAACAATGACTTATGTAACAACCTAATTATCTGCACTGGACTGTGCAGACGGAAAGGAAAACAAAATGGCTTTAGAAAAACAAGTAGTTGTAGACAAGATTGAAGTGGTAGAGAATGGCTCTATTCAAGTTCGCACCGCAACTCGTATTGTTGAAGATGGTAATGTTATCTCTACTACATATCATCGTCATGTGGTTTTACCAGGTCAAGATTATAGCAACGAAGATACACGGGTAAAGGCTATCTGCGCTGCTACTCATACAGAAGAAGTCATTGCTGCCTATCAAGCAATGATTGAAGCATAAAAAAAAAAATAAAATTTTAAATTCACTTTTGCCGCACTAAGTGCCCTGTCTATGATAGGATGTAGAGTATGGAAATTTATGGCAAAATCAATACCAAAATGCGTGAGGCAATACACTTTTTTGCCTCAGAGCTATTGACACCTCAGCTCAAAAAGCATATAATAATCAAATTAAAGTTTACTCGCAAATTGCCTGTATGTGGATTTACTGAGGTAGATGGCTATAACTCAAAGGGTCAACCAAGAGAGTTTACCTTAGAGATTAATCATGGTATGTCAGAGAAACAAACACTTAAAACCTTGGCTCACGAACTAGAGCATTTGCGACAGTATGCTTACGGCGAAATAGATGAGCGTGGTACCATGTGGTTATCACGCAAAATGGACCACGATTCGGTGCCTTATCATAAGAGACCATGGGAAATTGAAGCGTTCAAAGCAGAAGAAAGGTTGTACCGTAAATGGTTACAGATGAAAAACTCCTAAAAATTAGTTACGACATTGATGAGTTTCTAATGAGTGAAGTTTTAAAACATGACATATCACCAATTACCTTGTCTGGTATCATAATGGCTCGCTTAGTTCGTATGAATGAAAGTGCCAAGACCGACAATGATTTTTACGAATTGCTAAATACAGTTTCGGCTAAAGACCACCTAAAATCTGATATGAGGACACTACAATGAACAATGAAGTTGAATCTTATGTTGGTGAATTGCGAGAACTACGAGAAAAAGTAAAGTACCTAGAAGCAGAACTAGCAAAACATAAACCAAAAATTCGTGTGTCTGGTGTGCCATATGATGTGGGAGTAGAAATGATACAAGAGCCAAATAAACCCACTACCATTTTTAGAGAGATTAAAAGAGAGATAGAATAATGGGAATGTTTGATTATGTGACATTTGAAGGCAAGCAGTATCAAACCAAAGATACACCGCAGCAGACATTAGATGACTATGAGATTCGGGGTGATGAACTCTGGTGGCGTAAAGTTCAGTATGAATGGGAAGAAAATGCTTCTCGCTTTGGCGGTTATATGAAAGAAATCTCCCATGAATGGTTATTTTGCAATGATTTTGATGGCCTAATCTTATTCTACCGTGAAGATAAAGAAAACGGTGGCCACAAAGCGGATAAATGGGTTGAATACAAAGCTTTGTTTATGAATGGTAAGATAATTAAATTAGAAAGAATTGAATGATTTACTTAATTGATGATGTGATTGATAGCAACATGGCTAATCATATTGAGAAACAGATGTTTTCTCTAAAATTTCCTTGGCATTTCACACCAGATACCTCATACGGTTCTGCCAACACCTATCAACAAAGACCTGGTTTTCTGCATTGGTTTATTAAAGATGGCCAAAAGTCACAGTATCTAAGCATGATTGAGCCGCTCATTACAAACGGCGCATTAGAACTACAGAAAAAAGAGGTTGATGTGATACAGATTCGGGCATTTCTACAATTGCCTTTGAATCCTGAGTTTACAGGCCAAGATATTGATACACCGCACATTGATTTGTATGAACCTCATTGGGTTCTACTCTATTATGTGGTTGACAATGATGCTGATACGGTCATCTATAGCAACAAAATGAAAAACTCAAACGATGTGCCTTTGTTTGATGACCTCAAAGAATCTTTCCGTGTAAAACCAAAGAAAGGTCGCATGGTCATTTTTGATGGTATGCATTGGCACACCTCCCTACAACCTAAAACAGCCAATCGCTGCATCATTAACATTAATATCAAAAAATGATGCCCTTTGACATTGATGTGCCGTATCGTATGAGGCCCAATATGCGGCCACTTGGTGAGAATGAACCAATTACTTACCAAGACAAAGATTATGATTACTATATCAGCGAAAAGAAAAAGATTATGGCACAGGCTTATGGTAACAATTGGAATATGCACCTCAGAGCCAAAGTATTGAATTACCTACAATGCTATACAATGAAAGAAGCCATAACCAAGTATCAGGAAGATTTTGTTGTATGGGCGCCTGACTTAAAAGGTCAATTGTCTATACAAATGGCATCGGTGTGCTTTCCCTCTGGCTGGGATCCATTAGAGAAGGTCAATAAAAGTTTTGCTGAGATACATGAGCCTGTAGCTGACAATAAGACCATTATGGCTGCGGCTGACCATATTGCCAAGATGATTACAGAAAAAGGGCCATTTGTTCGGTCTGTATGGTCAATTGCGAACTCACCAGACCTCAACCGCCACCCAGCGGTCAAGAAACCATGGACCAATGAAGGATTAGAGAGTATGTGGTATCGTGCAGAGCGGCAGGTAACTGTACCGCTTGGTAATGCTGCAATCTTTTTTATTCGTACCTATGTGACGCCTCTGCTCTCTGTTGACATAAAAAGAATTAGAGAATCAATTAACAGCATGACCGATGAGATACTAGAATACAAGAGCCTGCACCATGTGGCCAAGGTGCTAAATGAGAATTCTTAGTATTATTTTTGCCTCACTTGCTGTGTTTGGTCTGTTATTATTGATTATTCCTGGTATTGCAATTATATTTGGAGTTATAGGTAAACTACTATGAAAAACTATTGGGGTGACCCGGATGAAGAACCGTTGCCAGATTGGATGAACCCAAAGACCTATCAAAAGGGTCTTAATCCAAAGGCTCGTGTAATTAAATCATTAGAAGAAGCGGCAGCAGAAGCACTTAAAAAACCTGCTGTTCCGATTATATTGAAACCTCCGTCGGAGAAAGATTATGAGTAACGAAAGTTTTGAAGTAAAAGAGTATATTGTAAAGCTAAGAAAATGGTGGGCTGCCTCGCTTGGCATTATTGTTGCATTGGTCATTGGCATCTTCTTTGGTATAGCACTTACAGAAAGAAAAATTCTAAGTGACTGCAAGTATATCAATAATTTTCGCATTGACAACAATGGTTTTTCCTGCACTAGAAAGGTCTGATGATGAATTATGATTGGAGAGAAGGCGCTCACAATGCAGGTTGCCACTATTTTTACACCAAAGAAAACGGTCTCATTGTAGGTCAAACATACAATATTGCTCATACCAATGTATGGGTCTCAAAGATATACCGCTCACACAATGATGAACTATACCTTGGTCAGTATATTACACTTGAATTTGCCAAAGGTGCCGTGGAGAACTATTTTGAAATACAGTCCAGGACACTATTAGAGCAGGGCCTTTAATGTAAGTGACCACTCACCTTCTGTTGCTTCCACACAACACCACCCCTTGACAAACCCTTGGTTCTATGGTAATATGGTATTTCAATAATTGATGAAGGAGATATACTATGGCTTATATGAATCAGGAAAAGAAAGCAAAAATCGCCGCTAATCTAAAACCCATTCTCAAAAAGTATGGTGTCAAAGGCTCGCTGCGTGTTCGTAATCATATGGCGATTTGCCTGACCATTACCGAAGGTAAGATTGATTTCGTCAAAGATTATGGTGCCGATGCCAAGTTTGGTATACAGGTCAACCCGTATTGGTATCAGGAACATTTCACAGGTAAGTCCAAAGAATTCCTCTCTGAGGCAATCCCTGCCATGTATTCTGCTGACTACTATGACAATTCTGATGCTCAGATTGATTACTTTGATACCGCCTACTATGTTGATGTAAATATTGGTAAGTGGAATAAACAATATAAGGTGGTCGTATGAATGTGTTCTTAGTATATTACCAAGAAAAAGATTATGCTGGTGATGTGGGTCGCACGGTATGGGACGGTGTCTACGATTCAAAAGAAAAAGCACAGGCTCGTGTAGATGAGTTGCGTAAAGATGAAGGTGTTGAAGATGCTGATTTTGAACAATTTGAGGTGAAATAATAATGGAACTAGAAGCAAAGCACTATGATACGATAATGGACTGCTTGGATGAGTTTGACTTTGAGCGAGTCCATAAAGTGATGACCTTTCTGGATTGGGCATGGGCTGATGGTGGAGTGCCAGAGATTATTGACCTCCGTAGAAATTGCAGAAAGTATCTGCAAGAAGTGGTTCGTGGTGCATTAGAACGAAAAGATGAAGGTGGTGAGTTTATTATGGCCAGCGGTGGGTTTCGCTATGAATCCAAACTCTATGAAGATGGTTTTCTATGGTTACGAATGAGTTTTACGATTGAAGATTGGGATAACGCAGAATGAGTGTTGAAGCAATGAAGCAAGCATTGGAGGCTTTGGAAAAACTCTGGGACATCATTGATGACATTGATACCTATGGCGACATGGCGAAAAGTGACGACAAGTTGTATCGGTCATTGGTTGAACGCAGACAGCGACAACGCTTTGAGCAAACTGGAATTTCTACAGATGGGTACGAATTGAATGGTGGGGCCATCACCGCACTACGCCAAGCCATCGCAGAGGCAGAGAAGCAAGAGCCTGTGGCGCAATGCACATATCCAAAATGCCAAGCAACAAACGGGTGCGTTGGGGCTTGTTCTAAAACCGCACCTGTACACGCCAGCGACATATCGCAAGAACATGAACATGAGTTTGAGGAAATGGTCAAGCGAGGCACGAAGGCTTGGGCCGATACGCCTGATGACTGGGTGGATGATTTGCGGGGCGGGGCAGAGAAGCAAGCCATCCAAGCCAAACTAAAGGAGAAGAACACATGAGCAAAAAACTTAAAATTGATTATGGAACATGCTGGCCAGACGAATATGATTGGGAAACTCAATTTGCCGAAGCATTAAACGGTGCTTACGGATTTGTCACAATGGATGCTGGTAAGTTAAGAGGAGTTGCGTTGGCTTACAAAGAACTTCGTGAATCCAAGAGGCTGGTTTTTGTTGGGCTGACGGACGGGGAGCGAAGTGAATTGCTGACGCAGCATCATGGATGGAATGAGTTTGGACAAGCCATTGAAGCCAAACTGAAGGAGCGGAACACTTGAAATTCTCTGAGCTCGTATCTTTAATCCGTGACTATGAGGATGCCACATGGTCGCCTACTGCCTTGGGTATTAAATTTGGTTGTGATTGTGGGTGCGGTGGTGATGCATACACCGCTGAATCATGGGACGAAGCAGAACAAGCTGCTGCCGATGCTGTCGTAAAGGCAAAAGAGTTCTGTATTAAATGGGGATTTGATTATGATGGGATGGAAAATAAATGAGTAATTTACATTATCATGCTATGGCAGAATTCCGTGCTGCTGGTTTTATTGACGAAAACGGAAACTATTGTGATGAAATGCAAGCAGCAGTTTGTAAGAATATACTGAAGATGCTTGATGTGTTTACCGATGAAGGGCACTCAGGGTTTTCCGCATCATATACTGTGAATATGTTTAGTAAATTAGCTATGTTTCAACCACTTACTCCGTTGACTGGTGAAGATTGGGAATGGCATGAAGCAAGTCCTGGTGTATTTCAAAACAAACGATGCAGCCATGTATTCAAACAAAAAGATAGGTTTGATGGACAAGCATATGACATTAACGCTAAAGTGTTTTGGGAATGGGTGAGGAGTGGAGATTTTGGTGCAATCTCAAAGAACAGTTATACAAGTGGTGATTCGTTTGTGCCAATTACCTTTCCATATACTCCAAAGCGTGAGTATGTGTTTGTGCCTACCAAAGAATTTCCTAATGAGGTATTGACTAATGAATGAACGAATCCGAGAACTTGCTGAACAGGCTGGATTAGAATTTGACGACGATTTGGCATTAGAACCTGAGCCAATTTATTACATAACCCAAAAGGACTTAGAAAAGTTCGCCGAGTTGATTGTTAGGGAATGTGGAGTAGCATTGAGTCCTATGTTGCGTGATATGATTAGCCGAGGACAAGCATACGATTTGATTAAAAACCATTTCGGAGTTGAAGAATGAATGAACCACAACAATACAGAGAAAAATACTGGTGGGAATATTATCCACTTCACAAGGTCTGGTGCAATGACATATGCCCATTGTTTCCGAGATTTGATTATCATAAAGGCGATGAATACAATGCCAATCGTTGGTACTTGCATTGGTTAATCTTTACAATCTGGACAATGGAAAATTTCTCATTCGGTATTGATTGTGAGATTAGTCCATCAGGTGGTGTATGGGCTGGTCTGATTCTACCCTATCTAAGAATCACAGTAGGTATTCGTCATATGCATTATGGTTGGCAATGGAAACTGGATAGAATGTTGCGAAGAAAACCAGCCAAGAAGAATGAGAATGGAGAGTATAATTGATTGACTGCACAGATGAACAACTAATTGAGGAAGTGCGCCGCAGAGGTTTTGTCATTAGAGATGCTCAGATAGGTCGTAAGTGGGTTGGTCTATCAGAAGAAGAAGTTGCTTTGATTTGGCACGACATGGGAGCCAGACCTAAAATCAATGGTTATGATTTTGCCAAAGTGATTGAGGAAAAGCTGAAAGAGAGAAACGCTATGAATAATGCTGGAATGTTAATGAATAACGAAGAATGGCAAGAGAAGTATACCAAGATGAGTATCTTCTATCAAGACCGATTGAAGTATACTGAAAATATGTTAGCCAAGGCAATGGAAATGAATATGAACCTGGTTGGTATGTTACAAGACAATCGTGCAGAGGATAAGTTTGGTGGTCCAGGAATTGGTGATTCAAAATTCAAAGACCCATCAATCTGGAATGGGTGTGCCGTATGTGGTCTCAAAGGTGTAAATGGATATGTCTGTCCAAATACAGCCTGTCCTGGTCGTATAACCTGTAATACATCTACAGCGATTTGATATGAATGACCTTAACGCATCACCGCAAAATGTACCATGGACTATGCCAGAAAAACAAGGCGAAGTATATTATACCTCCAAGTTCGTACCACCACCGCCACCAAATCTCAAAATGACGATTATGATGTAGTCCTGCATACTCTACAAAAAGAAAGAGATTTGCTTTGGAGTATGACTGAACGAAACATGAATTCTGAGTATGTTGGTATGAATATTATGGATGACATCAGGCTCTCTCAGATTCGGCAGTTGGATATCGCTATCAGAATGTGGAAAGAAAGGTTGGAGAATATCAATGAGTGAACCGAAAGCATATAGAGATAAAGAGTGGTGGGAATATTATCCCTACCATAAAATCTGGTGTAATGATTATTGTCCTCTAGTCCCAAGATACCATTTCCGACCTGGTGATGAATTAAACTCCAATGCGTATTCGTTTCATTGGCTAATCTTTCATATCTGGACTATGGACCATGTAACATTTGGTCTTGATTGTGGCATTGACCTGAGTGAAATTTATGTCGCTGCCTCTCTACCATACCTTAGAATTACCATCGGTGTCCGTCATATCTTTACTCGTTTTACCTATAATCTGAGTAGAAAGCTTCGCCGTAAACCAGCCAAGAAGAATGAATACGGAGAGTATAATTGAATAAGGTCGTGCTAACTTGTGGTTGCCAAGTATCCTCAATCAAAAATGGTATATTCGCTAAATGGGAGAGTACCACAAGAGAATGTGAACCTGCTACCGCCTATGGTATGCTCTGTGCTGACCATGTAAAAGAGTATAGTGCTACCGTAGAGGATAAAGAATGAATAAACCCTATACTATATTCAACCAGACCAAGAATATACCCGTTAAGGTATGGGCCAATAATAAGATACAACCAGACCTTACTGAATGGGACGAAGAACTATGGATAGAACGACCAGAAGATTGGTATGCTCTATCCTCACCACGATTAAGAAACAAGAGAGTCCGTATAGTAGAAAGAGATATATGGCTGAGATACTAGATAGGTAGTAACCAGATTGTAGTAAAATACCTGAAATCCGATGCCTGGCGTCTATAAAGAAAAAAACTGTAAATTCTGTAATAAACTCTATCGTAAGAGAGGGCTATACTGTAGCCAATCGTGTGCCTCATATGACCGAGAAGCCACCGATGCTCAGAGAGAGAATATGCGAAAGGTTGCGACAGAGTATAATAGAACTCCCGAAGCCATCGCTAAACAAAAACAATTAAATACTCCGTTGGCCTCTATGACCGTTGAAGATTTCGCTGTTCATATACCTGACCTCCCTCCTGACCTCTCCGATTATACTGATTATAATAGGGCAGAGGACTGGTAAGTAAGTATTCACTAACCCCCTGTTGTTTTTATGCAACAGCCCCCCTTGACAATCCCTCCAACCCTGTTATACTGATAGCCTATTAAAGGAGATTTTCTATGCCACGATTTTCTGATGACCTTACTGATTTTACTGAAGAAGCTGAGAAGCTTGGGTTTGATAAGCTTGTGCAGCGTATTGAGCAGGAAGAGGATGAGGAAGAAATGATGCTTGCCCTTGGTCCTCGGGCTTTTGGTCCTGACTATGATGATGAGGGTTCTAATGATTGTGATGGTCTATTCTATTGGGATTTGAAGTAATGCGGAGAAAGCGTAATGACCGTAATTATGTTTTATATTCAATTGTGGCTGAGGATACTGGCGACTCTTACATTGGCCTTACTGTTGCTACCGGCCGTGCTTTTCTACGGTCTGTTAAGGTTAGGGTTCAAAAGCACCTATCCCGAGCTAAATGTGAAACTAAGGATTGGTCGTTTTGCGAGTTTATACGCCAGAACCCGGAAGCCGAACTCCGATACCAAGTAATTGAAGTGGTGCGTGGGCGTAAGCCAGCGTATCAGCGTGAGCGTGAGTTAATCGCTGAATACCAACCGACATTGAATACTTTTTGAGGATGCTATGAGTAAATTTGCAAGATATATTGAAACCCGTAATGCTCGCTTTGATGCGATTCAGGCTGCCGTAAAAGAATTTGAATTGAAGAAGCCCGAATATTCTTACCAGTCCGGCTTCTACATTTCACAATTAATGAGCCTGGCCGCTGACCGTCAGGATACGACCGAAGACCTCATCCGAGCCCTCCAAGGAGTAAGTAAGTAATCACTCACTTACGATGTTGTATGAAAGCAACAAAACTCCAAATAGTCCTTGACATTCCAGGCAACCTCTGTATAATGGGTCTTGTTGATTGATTGGAGATACTATGATTAATACCGCTGACCTGAAACCGATGAGTGCCGCTGATGTTCTAAAGCGTTACAAAAACCCTGCTGCTACCATGCCTACTCGCACCCTTGTTGATATTGAAAAGGAAATTGCGAAGTTGGAATTGGAAGCGGCTTATGCGCTTGCCGTTGAGACCTTTCTGGATTGTGATTATAAAAAGGTGAAGGTTTCAAAGCGTGTTCCAATCGTCCCGAAATATGCTCGCGGAGTTTGCAAATGATTGTGCTAGAATTCGCTACGCTGTTCCTTGGCTGTACCGCTATTGTGTTAATTATGAAACCTTGGAGTTTAAATTGAGAACCAAAGTGATTATTGATGGGTTGAATAATACCCAAAAGTTCCGTGTGATTTTAAACGGAATTATTATTGGTGATTGTCAGGTGAAGGACCTGATGGCCAACCGCTTTCAGGATGTTACACAGCGGGTTGCGGTCTGGGAATCGCTGATGGATATTGCCATGCG